TAAGCCGTAGCAGCATCAGCACCGTTGAAATTAAACAGGACTGCACTTGGTTCGTCTGCCGGGGTGTACTCTTCTCTGGGAACTGGAACCCTGCCGTGCAGTACAGCCTTCGTTATACGTAGATCATCAATGTTACCGGGGAAGTGTCTATTGTCGGCATCCTGTACTCCAATAAAGAGCGCAGCACCATTATCGAATATTGTTCCGGTTGCTTTATCGTAATCCTCAAGAACTCCATTGAAGTATATGTACGCGGTATCATTGTGATCGTCCCAAACTAACGCAATATGCGCCCACTCGCCAACCACGAGAGAGGTTGTTGAAAAGACTTCATTTATGGCTCCACCATTAAAATAAATTCCGAATTTGACAGTCTCGTCGGATTGCATCGAACTGTTCCAGTTAGGCCAGACAGAGCCTTGCACACCAGACTTATTAAGTATCGTCCTAGAATTTGTAATAAGGCTGGTCGCCCTAAGCCAGAACTCAATCGTAATATCTTCGCCGTTCAGCACACCGATATTAGTATTATGCGGAACTGTTACGTAATCACTAACTCCATCTAAAAACAGCGATGATCCACCGAACTTCGATTCAGTGGTGCTTATCTCGGCAGTGCTGAAAAAAGTGAAGTCGTGGTTTGTATCGTCTTCAGATGTATAGGTTGTAGTGCCATCAGCACGGTCAAAATTCGCCAGTAGGCCGACACTACTCCAGTTTGAATCGAAATCAGGGTATGCTTCTGTCGGTGGCGTGAAAGTGGTGGTGTATCTCGCAACTCCTTTGGTGATGCGAACGTTGTCGATCCATCCATCAACAAAATTAACAATAGGACCGAAAGCATCTAGCGCACCAACCATCAGGGGTTCCGCGTTAGGGTTGAGAGTGTGGTTATGCGTACCAGTCGCTCCAACTTGACTGCCGTCAACAAAGAGAAGCATGTCATCTCCGCTTCGTACAGCCGCGATGTGATACCACTGATCGGTGACTGGGTTCCACGCGCCCGACGTGGTTATATTCCCACCCCCAGTACCGTCGGATGACGTAGTGATAGCAAGCTCATCTGTTCCTCCTTGATAGCCAAGCAACCACGACCTCTCATCTCCGTCTGACTCCCAATGGCTAAGAAACGTCTGGTTGCTACCCCCTGATGGATCACCATTGAACCGAACCCAAAACTCCAGCGTGAAGTCGCCACTTCCAAACTCCCAGTCAGCAGAATCAGGGAAAGTCACATAGTCTGAAATACCATCCAACAACAATGACGCTGTACCAAACATACTCTGAGCAGTATCAAGCTGAGCAGTGCTAACGAAGGTGGCTGTTCGTAGTGCATCATCTTCAGATGTATAAAAAGCGTCAGTGTCATCTCCGTCGAAGTTAGCTAACAGAGAAACGCTGCTCCAGTTACGGTCTCCTGTTTGGATGCCTTCAATTGCACCAGCGGCAAGAACCAACATCTCATTAGCGTCGAAGTTGACAGCCGACACATCACTGAGAGATACGTCGTCCTGAAAAGAAGCCTCACCATCGACGTTCAGAGTAGTATTAAAATCAACCGCACCATCGACGTTAAGGGTAGTATCAAAATCAACCGCACCCTGAGCGTTCAGGGTAGTGACAAATGTAGCTGCCCCATCGACGTTCAACGTGCTGTCGAAATCAACAGCACCTATTGAGTTTAGCGTGGACTGGAATACTGATGCTCCATCGACATTCAGTGTGCCGTCAATGTCAGTGGATGCTGAAGTTATATTGGTTGTCAGTCCGTCAATGATGGTATCGAAAAGAGGATCACCGACAATAAATCTATCAAGAGTAAAACTTGGTGCGACTGATTCACCGTAATGGAGGTCTATTATGCCGAACTCGCTCACGAATGGGATGCCAAGACTGGTCCACACCTTCCCATCTGTTGATTCGATCATGATGGCATTGGCACTAGTGCCATGTTCGTGTATCAGAAACTTTTCATGCTGCGCGTCCCATATGGGATTCGCGTATCCAACTAATGAGAAACCTGTTCCGAGCGTGAACGAAAGACCACCATCGTCCGACCAAACAACCTGTTGGGTGCCAGTATGATCAACGACCACAACAATATCTAAGGCTGGTGAATACGATGAGCTTTGTTGTGAAGGAGTAATCCCAGTCGGCATTGCGTCCTCGTGCCACGTCCAGACATCACCATCTGGCGAGGTGTACGTATCCGTCTGAGTCGTAACAGCTAGAAAATGACTATGCGCCGATATCCACTGCCCATGTGCTGCCGTTATGTCGGTCGTACCAGCTGTCCATGTAATCAGATCAGAAGAATAATACGCTTTGTTCGAGATGCTCGGTGTCACCACCGCACGTTGCTGTTCCGGTGACCAAGAAAGGGAAGTTGGTGCAAGGCCGGTTGGATAATCTGATTGCGTCCACGCAATCCCATCAACCGAATAATAGATTCCAGAGCCATTAAGACCCCAATACCATAATTCAAGCTCATCAATGTAGCCCATGATTGTGCCGTTGAACCCATCGGTTGGACCACCTGTTGGCACAAGCTCAGTCCAAGTTAGAGCATCATCATCACTATAGTGACCCCAGCTACCGCTACCACCATCTTGGCGAATCCATCTGCCTTGTGTTCGCGAATAAGCAGTTACGCCGATTGTGCCTGAACGAAGATCGTTGGTAGATGGGGTCCAAGTAACAGCCCCATCTGTGGATACCTGAAAATCATCACCGGGATTGGTGAAGATTGTTGCGAGAACCGAACCTACACTGCTAGAGGCACCTGATGCGGAAAGGTTCAGAAACTCAGATGGATCACCAGCAAAATCTTCCCAGTTGATACCAATGTTGTTTGCAATATCAATCCGTGTTCCATCAACACGAGTTACGAAACCGGGATCACCAACAATGAACTCATTGCTACTACCGACAAACCCACCAAGGAGACTGGTCGGATACGGACCAGTTGGCGGTGTGTAAGACACACCTTTGTACCGGGCAAAATCTTTTGTAATACGAAGATTTGCCATATGACCAGCAAAGAAATCAACAGGTCCAGAAGTCCACTCCCAAGCACCAAGACGTAGAGGTGATACATCCCCTTGCCACAGGTTCGTGTGATTAGTTATTCCGGTATTTGTTATGGTCAGAACACCGTCAACATAAAAATAGCATTCGTCGTTGACACCACCATTATACCCCCTAAATATTTCCCAGCAGAGCGTGTACCACTGACCTGCTACTGGATTCCATGCCCCGTTTGTAGCAAAGGTAGCGCCACTACCATTATCAGTTGTACGAACCTCCATCTGAGTGCCGCTAGTTAGCCGCATGTCCCAGTGACGTTCGCCGCCAGTGGTATCATACTTACTTACAATCGTCTGGCTGGTGGAAGGATCAACGACATAATAAACATCAATCTCTACTGTGAAGTTTCCTATCTCTGTTGCCCCATCATCACCGGGGTCATGCGCAGGGTGCAAAGAGTGATCGGTAGGCCACCAAACAATATCGTTAGTGCCGTCAAGTAGTAGTGTGTTTTCTCCGTAACGTGTGATCGCGTCACTTATATGTGCGTTATCAACGAACGTGCCAGACCCATGCGCATTGTTGGAAAGGTCTGTTGCTACGGTGGTGCCATTATCCCCAGTCAGCGGAGCAAGGATAGAGACAAGGGCGAACTCAGGATCGCCATCTAACACTTCACCAAGCTCAGTAAATTCAATAAACTTGTTTGAAACAAAACTGGAGTCTTCCCAGTTGATTGACGCACCGATCTTAAACTGCAAGAAACCAACATCATGGTCCCATATCAGCTTGCCTCCTGTGTTCTTCCACTCAGTACCGTCAGCATTGAACAGCAAGTCGTACCTTTGTTGAGGTATTGTGGCAAGGTCGGTATCAGTCAGACCAAAAAGAGAATCAACGCTGACACCACCGGGCGCTTCTATCGCTTCCCATCTGTTATTAGCATCGACGTAAACAAGTATTTCACCGTCTTCTGGGGCTGGTATATGAACATCTGTCAGTTCACCGAGCGCTAAAGTCCCACCAGCAGTTCCGGGTACAAACTCATCACCATCCCAGATAAGACTCTCACCAATGATGGGTATGCCAGTAACATCATCAAGATCGAAAATGCTTGACGGTACGTTTTCCTCGAAGTCGAGGATGTCAGCGACAACGTGCGTGTGAATTATTGGCGCAAAGAGAGCATCAAGGTTGTCGTCAAACTCAGTGTCAGGGATGGTGGATTCTTGTTCTTCCAGTGACTGGAAACGATATTCGAGTGCAGCCACAAGCAGCCGCATATCGTACGGCTTGATCGGTTCCTCTATCCGAAAGGATGGAAATGCAACTCGTTGCCGACTCATCCGCGCTTACCGTGTGGTCCTGCTCTTCCCCTCCAGTTGCCCATACGCCACTTGTCTCCGGTATCAGAGGATGAGACCTTAACTGCAACCTGCCGCGCACGTATTCTGGTTGATACCTTCCTTGTGTTGGCATCCACCGTGTACGGTCCCTTCGTTATCCTGTCAGCCGCTGGATATTTGCGTCCCGTCAGGTTCACAGTAACGCTACCTTGGAGCGTCAGGAAGTCGGGGATAAGCTGGTCTACGTGCATCAATTCCTCACCAGCGGTCGGTATCTCCATATCGAATGATTCGATATAGCTTGACATCGCTACGCCGTCAGCATCGGTGCCAGTCTCATGTTCATACAGGTAACCGTCAGCGCCAGTTGCATAGGCTTTCTCAAACTGGGGTGAGCGATCTGCCCATGCTGTACGAGCCAGCATACCAGTAGCCCACGTGCCTTCTTCGTAGTTGTACATCACGTAACGATTCACTTCAATCGGGCTGATGTCAAAGTTCTGTGCAGTCAGTACGCCAACCGGACCAACTGCAAAGTTGTAGAAGCGGAACGCATTTACAGCTGTTGCCGCTGGTTCCATATGAAGCCCAGCAGAACCGTCTGTGTACAACGCCAGCTCAGGAGTAGATAAGGCAATCTGCCATACCTGAACGTCATCGAGCCACAAGGTAAGATTTGGTGTGTCGAACTGCACCGTTAGTGTGTACTTCGTATCCACTACAGCTGCCGACGATATTGCGGTGAACGTAACCAAGCCCGGATCATTATCCAAGACGCTCTTCACGCCGCTTGCGTTCTTCTTCCTGACGCGAATCGTATCAGTAAAGATGTCAGCCTCAATGTAGATGCCTTGAGCATCATCAGAGGTAGTGTCAGGAGTGCCTGTGATCTCGGTACGCAGGAACACCATGCCACCCCACCGCTCAGCACCACCACCAAGAGAATCAAACGCAAACTCTACAGCCCACTCACACTCTGTCGGAGTCAGGATTGGCTCATCATTGGTCAGGACGTAATCGTACTCGTAACCATTATCTGCTGTGCGAGTTGGCGTTGTAAATCCATCAGATGAGTTGAATACGTAGTCGTATCCGATCGTGCCGCTGCCCTGCGATAGAGAAAATCCCGATGGTAACCTCAGATCGAACGGTTGCTGCGCGTAAGCCAGTGGATCGTACGATGGGTAGAAGAACCAGACCTCATTGAACTCACGATTCAGACCACCGTAAACCTTGTCTCGCTGATCGACATTAATGAAGTCGTACACCCAGTTGCGTACGTCGCACGGTAGCACCCTGACAATACCGTCATAGATGTAGAAGTCAGACTCAGCCATGAAGATTACGCGAGCATCAATCGGTACTGCTGCGTTCGGACCCAGTATGGAGACGTTCTCACCGACCGTATTCAGACCGAAGACATCAAAGCCACCAAAGAACGGCAATGTGTGAACGCTGACATCCGTGAAAACGATCGTCTCAAGCCGTGAGCGTACGCCTGTGACGATTTTGGAGCCTGAGTATAGTCTGAGGTCACCTGACGTGTTGGTGCTGGTAGGCACCCAATCATTCAGGTCTTCAGTGGAACACCATCGGATCAACATCGGGTCAAAGGCGTTGTTGAAGAAGTCGAACGCACCCAGAGCGATCACATGTCGGTCTCGCTGCGAGACGATCATTGCTTCATTGTTGGGTGGCGCGTCACCACCAAATGGAGAGGCTCTTGTGCCAGTACCTTTAGAGCGATCCCACCAGTACATTTGTCCACCACGTGGGCAGCACAGTAAGTCTTCGCCCCACGTATCGAGGGACCATGTTCGTATTGGCAGCACCAGTGTTGATCCTGTCCGTTCGTTACCGTAGCCCTCACGCCCATACGGACCTGTGCCGTAGCCAGTAGCCGCGACAGCGGTCTCTTTTCCTATGGTGATTTGATACTCAGCCCTGACCACTGTGCCACCTTCGTTGGCACCACCAGTAGCCGCTGTACCAGCATTGGTTACCTCATAGAGATTTGGATTAATGATCAGATCAACCGTGTACTCACCATTGAAGTCAAGGCCACTGGCTCCACCGATAATAGCATTCGAGAACTCTACGTAGTCACCAAGCTGCGACCCATGATTTATGTCAGTAACCTGCACACGTGTCTCACCAGTGAAGGTCTCAAAAGGACCAAGACCACCATTAACAGGCTCTGAGACGTGCCTTAGCGGAGTGATGTCAAAGAGGGTGCCGTCCTGCCATAGATACAGTTTGGTGTCGGTAGCAATCGCAGACCAGCGCTTGGCATCCAGCGAAGACCAATCCAACAAGCGACGACAGGTGCCAATGAACTGTGGCTCAACCTTTGTCCAGCCACCTATTTTCTCAGCCAGCCCTTTGCGGAAGCGCACTTTGTCCATCGAGAACCAGCGACCAACAGCACCGCGCTCAGACTGCTCAGTATATTGACCAGCACCAATCGGTAAATTAAAGACAGCTTTCTGTGTCATTACGGCTCGAACTCTATAATGGCAATAAGTAATGCAGATGCAGCCGTCCCTTCATCACCACCACCAGTATCACCAGCCCTTCTTATTTGAAATAGAGAGGATGCTGAATCACGCACATCTGTAGCTGAAACCGACCACGTTTTAAGGACTGATAGTGCAACCCACGTCCCATCAGCTGCTCCAGTCAAGTCCCAAACTTGACCACCAGTTCCAACTACCGTTCGTACTTCGTAGTCGCCCGGAGTGATGGAATTACCGTCATACCACGAAGTAGTTAAATTCTGATTGCCGCTCTCAGTATTTATTCTTTGTAAAGTACCACCGCTGTCAGCCAAGAACCCGTAGCCAACAGTGTCAGTCCCAGAGCTGACAATGACGGCAAAACTGGTTATATCGAAAAGGTTGAGAACACCATCAGTCTCACCCTTCAGGCGTAATTCAGCACGAAGAGTTGCTTCTGATTTCGCTCCATTGAATGTAGGAGGCGCAAGGTTCTCTGGGAAAAAGGCTGCTCCAGCTCTACCACCGGAACCTCCGTTACCAGCCCCACTACCACCAATAATACCTGTGGATGGATTGGCAAACTGACCATAGGTGCCGCCATAACCATAGCCAGACCCTGAACCACCATTGTTAGTGCCAGATGTGCCACCTGCTCCACCACCACCTGCTGAGGTCTGAGTGCCTGCCGTGCCAGCTGTTGCTATCGGAGAGCCTGTCGGAGAGCCTGCTGCGCCACCAGCGGCATCACCCCAACCGATGCCACCGCCACCACCGCCGCCCGGAGTACCATCAAGACCAGTGTCGTTGAAACTACCACCACCACCTCCACCGCCACCGCCGAGCAGGAAGCCGTCATCAATATCAATATTAACGGCGAAGGTGTCTGATTGAATTGCATGTCCACCGCTACCACCGCCACCACCCTTAGTGCCTTGGTTGCCGTTATCGTCACCTCCAGCACCACCAGCACCACCTGTTCCGATGAAGCGTCCATTATTGGTAGCGGTAAACTGGAACGTGCTACCCGCAGCAAAATCAGCCGGGATGATTATTTCCGCAAGATCAACATTGTTTGCTCTGACTACGACATCAACTGGTTCAGACGGAGAGCCTAAAAATACCCATAGGTCGCCAATGTAGGTGTCGATCTCTGGTTCTACATCAAAGACTCCGCTACCACCGATAAGAGAGATTGGTATGCGCCACATTAAATAACAACCACGTTCTTGATTATCGACACCAGCCATCGCGCTCCACCAATGTCATTAAGACCAGTGACGTACTCGAAACCAAGGTAATCAATGTTGCCGAATGCCGTTGATAATACAGGTGCGCCACCAGCTGCCATGAATGCGGAAGACGCAAAAGTCATGGCATGTGGTGCGCCAGTACCCTGCTCAACAAACAAGCTGAACTGCTGCCCGGTAGTCGCATTGGCAGGTGCTGTTAAATTGAATGCAGCGGTTGTCAGGTGGTAGAAGGCATTACTGTCTGCACAGTCGATGTTGACGTTGCCAGTATCAATAAGCAGCTCTACTCGTTCTGTTACCTGACCTTGGGTGAACGTCTGTGCTAAAGCCTTTTGTGCAAAGTCTGCACCATCAACACTAATCAACTGAAGAGAATTCGCGGCTTCCGTTGCGCTCGCTGCCGTTACAGATGTCGCTGCGGATGCTGCGATTACGTCAGTACTGTCGCAGAACACCCACTGTGCCTCACCAGCAATAATTGTTGGACCTGTGCCTGCAACCGTCTTCACCACAACATCACCATCGGATGTGTTCGCAACCAGATAAATTTTGCTGCGAGTTGGCACGATGATGTTACGAGACCCACCGGGTGATCCAAACAGATTAAGGATCATGTAGCGAGCGCTTGTCGCGTTACTGGGACCACCAGCAGTGTCATCCAGCGTGTAGTCCTGTGCGACTGTTATATCGAGATCAGCAGTACCAGAGATACCGTCTTCCAGAACCTGAAGAGCGCTGACATTAAGAACGGTTCCCCATGTGTCTGGGTTCTCATCCAGAGCCTGTAGAGTCATCCTGAGTAATGGGCTAATGGTAGACATTTCTTACCTCTGATTAGTCGGTGACGCTGGCACTTCCATGGGTGTCAGGTTATATCGTTGATTGAGTAGCTCGTAAGTCTCTCTCTTTGCAATCACCAGCAGCTCGGTGTAATCGGTCTTCCATACTTCAACTCGATCATCAGCCTTCAGGAACTTCTCTGACTCAGCAAGGCACGCCTTGAAGAGCAGATCATCCTGATGCAGTGATAACCATGTCGTTGCATTACCAACAGAGAGTCTCGTTGGGCGCGTCACGCCACGAGCGTTAAGTGTATAAGTCCCGTCAGGAATCGGTGAGAGAAGCCAATCAGTCTCAGTCTGTTCAGAGTAGTATTTAGGTGGAGCTGTTGCCCCTATCACCTGATGATCCCTGACGAAATCGGTAGACCGCAGTTCGAGAAAAGTTCTCACGCCTGCGTTGTCGTAATAAATAGATTGTGTCACCACCAGCTCAGTGTCGGCAACAGGCTTTGTTACTGTCTCTACGCCACTAGAAGTTGGTGCTGTGTTTTCTGATGTGAAGATGGATAGGTCGAGATCGCGCCACGCACGCATCTCACCAAGATTGATCAGATCATCGATCGCCCCTTGAAATTCGAGGTCATCATCTTCCATCCATGCCTGAAGATTGTCGCTCAACTCAGTATATGTTTTATTGCTCAAGGCGCAGCTCCATATATCTGCACTGACGTGATCGCAAATTCCCAGAAGGTCGCGTCAGCCAGTGGCGTGATGTAGAACGTGCCACCGTTCGCCTGAAAGTCAACGCCAGAGAACAATGGAATGATGAAGTTGAAACTCTGCGGGTTGCCAGCACCCTTCGCAAACACTGAGGTCTCATGGTAGATAACAGGAGGTGTGCCACCACCAACATCCAGCTCAAACTCAAAGCGGTTCACTGATGCTGCTGTGGACTGTCCAACACAAGACACACGCACCATGCCGAAGTTATTCAGACCATTCGGGGTCAGTTTATTAGTCACCGTATTCCAAAAGTGCAGAACCTGTCCGGGTCCATGCACTACTTCAGGATGACCAAAGTCACCCAAAGCGCCATCAATGGTGACCTGCGTTCGTGCCGCCGCAAGAATCGTTCTGGGAGAGCCAACCGTGTACGTGCCATCAAGGTGGAAGTCCCAACCCTGATTTGCCAGATACCTTGAGCTGACAACATAGTCACGCATTGTCTGCGGAGTAATTGAAGCTGGTCCCTGCCCATCAGCAAAATCATCTAGCAGTTCAGCCTCTGTTCTTACGGTGTCTACCATTAGTCGAATTCCTCACTAAAGTCTGAGGTGAATATGTTGTCATACGTGTATCCAAGATAATAATCGTTGCCAGCCGCAGCAACATCATCAAACGCTACGTTGAATGGCACAGTGAATGACGGACAGTCTGCCTCCGTTCTCGTCATGGAGACAAACCAGCTGAGATCATCACGCTGAATGTACACGCACTCACCAAAGATAAATGCCATTGCCTCGCTGATCACAATCTGCCTCTCACCACCAACGAGAGCCTCTGTAATGGTCCCTGTCGCTGGATACAGTATGTTCGGCTCAGGTGGGCAGGAATCCAGCCCAGTGCCGTCTGGCAGCCCGTAGCCAACTGGAATGGATATCTCTGGTGCGGGTCTGTACAGAGCCACAGGATCAGTCACCGTGACTGGTATTTCCTGCGGATGTTTGGGTTCCCACCAATCAGGGTGCACCAGCAAGCCGGGGATGTGACCGTCCTCAACCAGATCGCGGTACATCATCTTCTGCCCTGAGCGTTGACACTCTGCAACAGCGTTGTGGCCTTTAGCGTAGGTCTTGCTCATCGGTAATGTCTCGCGCTCCCTCTCCTGCGCCGATGACTCGACGTTGGAACGATGCGTACATCACCACGCTCGCGAACGGCATTCGTTCCCTTGGTGAATGCAATCTCTGCCTTGCCGTATAGCGCCTGTTCCAGCTCCGGTGGCGCAAACTTCTCAGCCAGACGGAACGCCAGACCATAGGCAAAAGCGTCATACATTTGGTAAGGGATGTCAGCTGTATCAGCTGCGGTGTCCGAGTCCTCAAACTTACGCACAGTGTTGAACACTATTACGTCAGTCGAGTTCTCAGGGACCGTCCAGAACGTCATGGTAATACCATCACGTCCTTTATCGATGAATACCCTGTCAGGTCGTCCCTCGGTGTCCTTCTCTGGTATATCGAGAAACTCACTTCGAGGCATGAATGTGACGGGTGTGTCTACACCATCGCGGCGCAATGCCACGTCAATGATGTCGATGATGTTTGTGCCGCTAACATCAAGATCAAAGTCCGTACCAGCAACGTAAGTAGCCTGACTTTGTGTCATCGTCATTAGCTCCTCCGTGATACGAAAGTCGTGATAGTCCTCAGTCGCCCACGCTGCCAACATGAAACGCATGGAACGTCGCGCAGATAAAATATGCCGAGACGTAATCTTGGCAGGGTCTATCCGTGCACGCTCCATGGCTTCATCAACCAGCTCAGCGAGATCAGGATTAAAAATATACGTCCCTGATGTCGTCATGAGTTTATCCTTGCGTTATCGCGTAGGTTACTGAACCAGCTGCACCTGCCGTTATGTTGATGCGAAACGCATAGACTGCATTGTCAGTGAGTTGCGCTCTCGCGCTTATGCTCCCACTTGCAATCAGGTTAGTCCAAATCGCAGCAGTAGGTGCAACATACCGACTTGCGTCAAGGGTCTGAAGGTTCACCGCATTCAAAGCATTCGCGTCATACGTGATGTTTTGAAGAGTCGTATCTACCGTGAAGGTGACCGTACCATTCGCAACAACCTGTATGTCGGTATCACTCGGTCGGGTTTCAACAATAACGTAAGTAGCACCAACACCAACTGGTGTCGTGCCCGTAAAGGGTCGTATGCGAGTATGTGCCATGACTCCCCTCCCTTAGTCGTTGACCTTACCGTCATCATCAAACGTGTACGTGATGAACAGGTCGAACGTGCCACCAGTAGCATTTGTGCCACCGCCATCACTGACAGTGACCTCAGCCTGTTCAGCCAGCACGGTGCCAAGTAGCACACCACCCTCTGTTGAACTAAGGTCATTACTCGAACTACCACCAGCGGCATCAACGGCTGCGCCATCGACAAGACCGTCATCATCCGGCGTTAGCAACTCAAGGCCAACGTCCAGTAACGGTGTCGTACCACCAGTGCCTTCAGCCAATACATCCACGCGAAGAGGAATAGCCCCTATCGGCATGAACGAACCAGTCAGTATTCCTGCGGCAGCAAGAGTGGCATCAAGTCCTCTGATTGCCAATATAACTGGCACTACAGCGACTGCTGGTGCTGGTAACCTGCTTGAACTTGCTTCTGTTGCGCCACTGGCTCGCCAGTAGCCTTTAATCGTGCTTCGTTTGCCCATCTGTCTGTCTCCAGTCTCTTTCGAGTCGTCAGGGTTAAATTAAAAAACCAGTGCTGGGTGACGTAGGTCTCCCACAATGTGGTGGAAACCCTGTCGCGATCACCATGCCGCGACAGGGAGGCAAACCATATCACCCAGCCCTGTACTGCTTACGTGCTGCCAGAGCTGCCGAATGCACCTCGGTAGTCAGACCAACCGAACGTGTAACGCTCACGAGCTTTGTACCGCATGTTGCCAGTTTCAAAGTCGCCTTCGAGTCCACGTTGGATGTTCTTCCTTACCATGTGCTTCAAGCCATCCGGGCAATCAGTAATCAAAGTCCACGCATTTGGGTCCGTGAGACGATGATTCTTGTAAGAGCCACCGGGGATCATGCTCATCTTCTTAATGGCATTAATGTCGTTGTCTGCCGTACCGGGACGGTAAGGAGACATCAACAGCCGTTCAGCGACGAAACATAGGTCGGTTGGGATGATGAGCTTGGCTGCTCGTACAGCGATCGGGATAGAACGCTCGTCAACAAACTTACTGATGGCGATCAGAGCTTCCTCTAACGAGGTCTCCGACAGATCAGCCTGTGTTGAGAACGTGTTCGCCTGAACGCCACCGCCGAAGAGTGGATGTAACGTCGAGAACAACTCAACTCCGTCTCCACCCGGAAAGGCAGAATCGAAACCGTTGTTCAGGATAGCTGCACCTTTAACTTCTTTGGTGTGCTGCATTGAGCGTGCAAGTGCCTTGGAGTACTTAGAGCCGAATGATCCATACAGCCCATCTTCCTCAGCTTCTTCCGTCAGGGAGAAGGCAAGGGCGATAGTCTCGTGGACGTATCGTGACGTGAACGCTTCGCCGCCCTGATCATAAGTGACCGGAGCGCCTTCAGGCTTAACTGGAGCACCAGCCAGACCTGCAAGCAACACATCTTCTTCATACGCTTTGATGGAGTTTTCTACCGCATAGATAGGTCTCCATTCCTGCTCGTACCTACGAAACTCCAACCCGAAGACGGTGTTCAAGCCTTCTTGCAGGAGCTTCCTAAAGCGAGCGCGATTCATAATAGCCATTATTTATGCTCCCTTTAGATGGATGCGAGTGGCGATGCGACCAGAGCGCTCTCGGACATAACCACGTCTACACGTGCGTTATCTGCCGATGCGTCTGATAGAAAAATGCCATCAGGTGCGAGTGAAAGTCCAAGGACTTGGAACTTAGCAGTACCAGCTGCTGGTTGAGCCAGCGAAAAACCGGAAACTCCGGTTGCGGCATTGCCTGCCCCAGCGACGAGATCAGCGTACAGATGTACGTCAGCTGCGACAAAAGCTCCATCCTGTTGGACGGAAAAAACGATATTCAGGTCGGTGTACACGAATGCTTCAGCATTGACCGAACCAAGAGTGACTGTACCGCTCACCCATTGTTTCGCCCATACAACATCACCGTTAGCAGCGGTGTACTGGCACCCGGCAAAAATGCCAAGTACCGGACCACCAGTGCCGGATACGTCGATGTTGTTGCCGTCACCTGCCGGGGTTGCGTGCATGATTACTGCATCACCCAAGAAGATGTCAGACGCTAAAGCGGATGCGATTGAAAATCCACCTGTATATCGCACGAGACCACCAGAGCGGTGGCGAACGGGAGTAAACCCGTTAGGTGCGTCGAGATTTGGCATTGAACATTACCTCATTCATCGTCAGCCACCCCGACGGGTTGTACCCGCTGTGTAGGGTGGGTCACCGATGTTTTATGATCCTTCACAATCGGATGACCCGCTATCTGGGCCGACTCTAGGTCGTGTTCAACGCCATACATTTGAGCTGCTGTTTGCTGCTCAAGCGACTTCTTGCGCTTCATAAGGACACGAGAGTCGATCTCCATCAAGATGAGATCATCCACCACAATCATCCCTTCAGCTGAATTCGCAAAAGTGGCATAAACGCGCCACTCCTCAGACAGTGTGTCAGGTGACCGAGGTCTCCATCCTTCACGCCATGAGCGATTCAAATTCTTGGGATCGTCCACACCTCGAATTGACTTCCTGACCCATCGTTGGGTCATTCCATCCTGAGCCGGGGGTGCGTCGAGCGAACTCGGTCGAACCCATGGGGCTTCAGCTTGTTGGTGGGTGGCATCGTACTCCGAGGTCTCATCCACACGAGTCTCGTGTCCATGGTCTACGCCATGGGTGGTAACAGCTGGTTTAGGTGCTACCTTTTTTCTTACTGGTTTCTTAGCAGTCATCGTTTCTCTCCTTGCTCGGCTTCTCGCTTATTACGTGCAAACTCTCTCAAGACCTCTGGGTCGTTCGGGTCAAGATTAAACTGCCGCATAGTTCTGAAGTCCTCCGCATCGAGTTCAACTTTGCTACTACTAGATCGCTGGTGGCGTGTTTCATTGCCACTGACCGGAGCTACAACAGGTTTGCCTCGTCGCTTCCCGGTGTCGGTGTCATCGGCACCAGCTTCTAAATCATCATACAGTTCCGGTGCTCTCTCCTTAATACGCTTGTTTAACTCTTTGAAATACTGCGGCGTATCAGGATCGTAACCGTCTGCATAAACTTCCTTATCAAGGCGATTGGCAAGACGGGTCTGTCGTTCAAACCCGTCTTGTTTATACCAATCACCTTGGTCTTCCATCCACTTCGACGTTTCCGTATCCGCGTCTTTCCGACTCGTTGGTGTAACTCTATCATCAAATGGTTGTACATTACCATCTAGTGGTAGGTTTGTGAGGTTGGCTTGAGCCATCACTTTGTCAGCTTTCAGATCAGTAAGCCGCGACGTGAGTCGCACCTGATCGTCTGTCTTACCGTCCTCAATAGCTTGTTTGAGATCGGCCTGAACTTGCGTGATGCCCTCACCAGCCTGTTCGACGGTTTTCTCTAAGCTCCGCTTGTCTCGATCGTAGGAGTCTTTAGCAAGACGAGTCGCCTGCTCCTCCCAGTAATCACCGCGCTGTTTTTCCTTAGCCGTTGCTCGTGTAGCGCGTTGAATTCTCGACTTAACTTTCTTCGAGTAGTCGTCATCGTCACTGGCATTACTTGCATCCTGCTTCCCGGTGTCCTGCGTATCGGCTGCTGAATCATCTTCAACGTCTGCGGATCGCAATCCATCGAACTGCTGGTTGTCGTCGTTGCCGTCATTAGTATCTGCCGATTGTGCATCGGGAGATAACTGAATGCCGTCGTCTTTCGTGTCAGCGTCCAAGTCCACAGTAACAGGTTCTTTCTCCTGCATACCGTGTAAGTCTTCAAAAACTATTTCGTTTTCTATAGCCATCATTCACCCCTGTTAAATATATGCGCGGAACTGAGTCGGGTCATCAACGATAGCCATAATGCCATCGTCGTTCATCGACAAATATTTCACGCCGTTCTTCATGATCACCTTCTGCCCACCATAGGTGCCATAAATAATCCAATCACCAATCTTCGGCTTAGGATCAACGTCTGCCAGATTAATGCCTGATCGCGTGATAGCCTTGTAGCAGAGGTTACCCATCGCTACGATTTGACCGACATACGTCAGGTACTCTTCTGACTCCATTGAATCACCTCCATATATGATGCCACCCGCAGATTCTTTGGGCGGCGCATATGGACGAATGATCACGCGCCATCCGATCGGTGTGAGTGGTAACTCAGCATCGATCTTTGGCTTCACGAAAGCGACCTCACTCATCACTCATCTCCGGTAAGTTATCGCCTTCGTCGTCTGGCTCTTCCGTTGCCTTCAACATCTGACTAGCCAGACTTCCTGCCCGGTCGTAACCAGCAATGATCCCGGTTATCTTCTTGTACTCTTCAAAGTCCTTGCATTGACCCTTACCGAGCTTTGCTGCCTCGGTAAAAGCTGCCTGTTGTAATCCTTTCTGAAAATCTTCAACAAATTGTCTAAGTGACACTTGCATCTATCTTTCTCCTTGCTACACCTGCCAGTTTATCGAGCAGTGTTTGGTATGACGCGCCAGTTTCATTAGCGGAACGGGCGAACTGTCGAGGGGATACACCACGAACTCCTCTCTTGCGGAGGAACTCGCGTGCTGCACGCACATCTTTTGGTTTAACTTGTGCCACTCGGTCGTGCCTTTTTCGTTGTCGCAGCTTTTGCCGCTGCCAGTTTATCTTCTCTTGTGATCTTCGCTTCGTTAGCTCTTGCTTCACGTTGCTCCTTACGACCTGCCATGAAGTCTTCGCGACGTTCTTTATCCATCGCTGCCATCTCCTGACGTTCTATCTCTGCGAGGGTGCGCTCATCCTGACGTGCCATCTCTCTGTCGTGGGCATCATCCAGTCTCGCCTGCTCGCGCTCATGCACCTCATCGTCCGGGTCCATGCTGTCTTCAGGGTCCATGATCTGTATCTGTGGAACCATGGCTGCTGCCTGTGCGATCTGCTGCTCTATCTCAGGTGGCATTGGCTGATCTGGTCCGAACTGACCCGGCTGCGGTAACTGGTTACCCAGCTTCCTCTGCATCTCCACGAAATACTTGAACGAGTAATGCTGCGCCATGTGCGCTTGCATCAGCGGTCCCAACTGCTCAAGTGCCTCTGGTTGCAGACCATTGACAAAGTTCATGTGCACCTTGATGTGTGCGTCATGGTCTTGGTCGATGAACGGCTGAGCTGACTGCCCCTGAAGCATGTTCATGTTCTCCATCACTGGGTCTTCACGCTGCGGCTCGTTCTTCTGCAACACACCCTCTGGATCAGGTATGCGAATAGCCTTCAGGAAGCGCTCTTCTACTTCCATGCGGTTGTACAGGTCTGGCGCTTGTGTTGCTCTCTCGATCAGCGCTTGTCCCTGAGCGATCCTCTGAGTGCTTGAGAAGATGTTCGGGTCACTGATCGGAATGACATCGACTCTGCCATCGTAGTCCTCACGCAGCACTACCGACTCAGGGTCTGCCACCTTGTATGGATACTGGTCCGGCAGAAACTCATAGTTGAGTTCAGCTCGGAGTTTGAACTCTTCAGCTGCCGCCATGTGAAGGCGACGATGGATGGCAGATAAGGGCTTGCTGCCTTGCTCTATAAGCGCGATGGTAGTGCCCACCGGACCAGTATTTGATGCCTCACCTGTCAGCACTTCAGTCGAGCTGCTGAACGCCTTGCCTGCGCCAAGCAGGACCTCGAACAGTTTAGCCAGTGCTGGTGATGGGTCTTTGAATGGTGGCGTGTAGAAGGCTCGGTTCAGCTCCTCAGCTGACATGTTCACTTCTTTGTACAGCCCCGGCGTGATGTGTTCATCACCCGGCTTCATCTTCGCATCGTTGGAGACGTAGCCACCCTGCATGTTGGCGAACGCAGCACTATCGAGCAGCGCTCTGATCGTACCAGAGGTTGCCTCAGCCACACTGCCAATCATATGCAACAGTCCAAAGCCGTAGAAGCCCAGACCCGGCAGGTATTTGTAGTGCGTGAACCAGATGCGCTTTTGCATCAACTGGTCATCTTCCTTCCAGTTGCGACGGATAGATAGGCACTCACGTGTCTCACGCTCGATGGTGACGATGTACGGCAGTGGTGACTGCTTTTGGTAGCGCTCTTGGTCAGCGTCGATCATTAAGTCGCAGTGACACTCAAGCACGGTGTACACGTTGTCATCAGTGTGCACGTCAGCTGTTCGTGAGTCAGCCTGATCAGCATGATCCCGAATGCGATCGTCACCAGTGTCTGTTGCGTACGGTGTCAGGTCGGGCAGCTCTAATGGCTCCCAGAACCCAGACTCGAACAGCTTCTTCATCTCCGTCGAGTTCTTGAACATGCGATGCGTGTAACGTGGTGAGGACGCAAGGTCTGTCGCGATGTACGGCACGATGAAATCAGTCGATGGAATGTAACGACTCACCACCATGTTGCTGAGGCTGTCCCAGTACGTCTTCTTGAATGCTGAACCACCCAGCGGCAGATAGAAAAGCATCGAGTCCACCTGCCAGAAGTAGCTACGGTCCTGATCAAGAATCTGGTAATTCATGTGATTCTTGATGCGGTCAGCCTGCTCTTCTTTCTCGCGGGTAATCTCACCAACGATCTTCGTCTTCACTGGTCCTTCGGATGGGAATATCTCTTCGATGGCACGCGCCTGAAACTGCACCACAGCTTCACCGATGAGAGGGTACGTCACAGCAGAGGCACCATCGAATGGCAGCTCTTCCATGGGGATGTTGTTCAGGCCCAGCAGCTCCATGGCTTGATCCATGCGCTGTTCCCAGTCCTTGCGAGACTCGATATCAGTCTCCACCCACTCGATCACATCATTAGACAACTTCTGAAGCTCGGTGCGCGACAGGTCGAACATGATGTTCGATGCGTGCTCATCGCTGTCGTCTCGCGACATACGACTCATGCCCGGATTGAAGTCAACCGTGGCACTGTTGCCTCGACGTGTTATCTGTGCGCCACCAACCTTACCAGAGAAGCCTTCGTCCTCCATCTCTGGCATCTCCGGGCTTCGCCCAAGTTCTTGCATATCTTCTGGTCGTGTTGCCATGGTTATCCTCTTTGACCACCGTAAGTGCGAACTGGTTTGTTCACGTGGTTCATCAGGTTGTCGTTATCGTCGTCATCGTCAAGGAAGTCAGCACTCCACTTCTTCCTCAACCACAGCATTGCCATGGTCACTGTATCCACCATGTCATCATGATCATCAGCCGGGAAATTACCGCACTGGCTGATGACCTCTTGTGCCCAGTTGCGCTTCACGTAGAAGATGCAACCACGTTCCAATACAAGAGAGGCAGCGTGCGCTCGCACGAACTTCGAGTCAGTGACCTTTATTCGAGCGACGGGTAAATTCGCACGTCGCATCTCCTGCGCCAGAGAGTGACCGGATGCCTTCTTCTCGATCAGCACCTTATCTGGTTTCCATAGCTCAGCTGCCATCATTGCGTTCTCGCGCAACTCAGGGAACTCCATACGCTTGTTCAGTCGCTCCAGCAGGATCAGGCACAGTCGTGTCTGTCCTTTGTACTGGGCAGTCCATGGTAGTTTGCGATTGAGCCGCTCTTCGTACTCGAACACACCCCACGTGGTCCGGGCACTGTAGTCGTGCTCCTCGTCCTCTTCAAAAGCGGTGTCGTAGGACTGGATGATCATGGACAACTCTGGCAGCTCTGGCTCTTCCCACTCACGCCAGTGATGCTCCTTCATGATGTTGCCGCCCTTGGCTGAAGGGTTCTGCTGAATCTGTGACTCGAAGCCTCGCTCAGTCAGCTCCATGGAGAGCTTACGCATCTCATCAGGACCGAAGCGATCCTCTTGCAGTAAATCGTTCTCCAACTTACGCGGGTCAGAGAATATAACCTGTTCGTTGTGTAGCGGCTGTATATGGTCACCGAAGGTGAAGATTTCAGGATCAGCCGGGATGATTCGCTTGCTCTCTTTCTTTGACTTGGTGATACAGCGAGTCTTTGGTACGAAGTAGCCGGGAAGGTTGAGGTGCACCCACCCACCAGTCGAGAGCACATGACCCGGTAAATCCTGATGGTGACCACGCTGGGCAATGATCACTCGACCCAGTTTCTTCATGTCGTTACCACGTGTTGACATGGTGTCACGCCACCAGTCGATCACGCCTGCACGGATGGTATCGGAGTTGATCTCCTTCATGTTGTGAGCGTCATCTACGACGATACGATCACCACCCTCCCCGGTAGCAGTGCCACCGACTGACGTTGCCAGCCTGTAGCCATAGTAATCGTTGTCGAACCTCCCCTTCTGGTTCAGGTCGCTCGACAACTGAAAGCAATCCCCGAAATGTTCCTGATACCACGGTGACTGTATTAGTCGGCGGCACTTCACGCTGTCTCGAATCGTCAGGGATGAAGCATACGTTGCAAACAGCCACTGTATTGATGGATTCCATGTCCACTCCCATGCAGGCCACATGACTGCGACCAAGGTTGATTTCGTGTGTCGTGGTGGGATGTTGATCACCAGATCATCGATATCACCAAGCGACACGTAGGTGAGGTGCTCACAGATGGCATCGATGTGCCAACCACCCTTGAACTCCTTACCGGGTTCCACAACATGCCACGCTTGCTCGATGAAGCTGCGAAGGTCGCGCTTCATGTCCTCAGCCTGAATCTGTGTCCACATTCTTGTGGCTGAGTGCTGGTCGATTGCTTGTGGGATCACACTCATGTTCGTAGACTGAAGAACTTCGCGACTGTCAACAAACGACGCACGAC